TAGCAATGGATAGTGAAATGAAAAAAAGTAAATCAATGTTAGGCGAAGTTACTAAAGAACTAACAGAAGCAGAATTTGATGAAGCGGCCGGTGAAAAGGACGCTTGTTATAGAAAAGTAAAAAGTCGCTACAAAGTATGGCCTAGTGCATATGCAAGTGGTGCCCTAGTAAAATGTCGTAAAGTTGGAGCGGCCAATTGGGGAAATAAGAGTAAAAAGTGATATTAACTTCCCACCAAGATAGTACAGGTAGTAACTGCCAAAATTGTGGATGGGGAAGTCATTGTGGTACAGCAAGATATGCTGAAGTAAGAGAAAGAAATACAGATTACGAGCCTTACCAAATAAAGGTTTGCAGTAGTTGCAGATGTGAGAAATGTTCAAATGTTGATAAATGAAGTAACAAACGAAGATTTACGTAAATGGTTTAAGGACAAGTGGGTGAATATTGGCAAGAAAGACAAGTCCGGCAAGCACCCGCCTTGTGGTTCTAGTGGAAAGAAAAGTGGTTATGCCAAGTGCGTTCCTTCTTCCAAAGCTAAAAGCATGAGCAAGAAAGATAAAGAATCCGCGGTGCGACGTAAAAGGTCAGCACAAAACAAAGCAGGTCGCGGTGGTAAGAAATCCGGTTCAGGTACTGGAAAGAAGCCTATTAGGGTAGCCACTAAGGCCAAATGACAATGAAAATATTTGATGAAGAGGCATACGCCTCACATCCAGGTTCAAACTGGGTGTATAATAAATTGACTCTATCCGAAAAATTAGGATATGTATGTGGCCCAGCAGGAGTTAAAGTCCCAGAATCAGGAGAATATATTATAAGACCAATAATGAATTTATCTGGTATGGGTATAAAAGCAAAAATAGTTGAATGTAAAAAAGGCAAAACACCTACATGGGAGCCAGGATTATTTTGGTGTGAAGTGTTTAAAGGCAGACATATTAGTGCAGACTTTTTATATAGAAAAGGCGAAAGATTTACAAAATTTGTTAGTGAAGGATTTAATAGTAAAAAAGAATTATACAAGTTTACTCGATGGGACAAATTAGAAAAATTACCAGAAGAGTGTGACATACCAACTTGGTTAGATAGTACATTAAATCCAAATCACTGTAATGTAGAATTTATAGATGGAAAAATTATTGAAGTACATCTTAGGCATGGAACGGATTTTCCGGAAAATGCAACAACGATTATACCAATTTGGAAAGACTCAGACCAGCAAGAACATCATACTTGGATGTCTGCAGGTTATACATATATAGATAATCCAGATGATGCAGATGGCCATCTAGATAATCCCCGAGTTGGTTTTTATTATAAGTAATAGTATAGGAGATAAAAATGTTTGAATGGGATCATTTAACAAAGGCAGGTGCAAGTTGGTTTAGACATTTCTATATGGCTATGTATTATAGTGGTATTGCATTCCTAGTAGGAATATTTGGTATAATACATGCAATCTTTCCTCCAGCATTTGGGTTTTTACCATACAGACTGGCAAAAAAGATTACTGATGGCGCAGAGAAAAACTTTCCAGCCTGTATAATAGACTTAGAAGAAAAAAAGAAATAGTATGAAAATATATATTGACGGTGATGAACTATCTTCCGTTGAGCTTAGACGAAAACTTAATGAACATCCAAGTTACCAAAAAACGTTAACAGCAGAATATAAGGAAAATATTTTAGCAGGTTTACATAATTGGAGATATAGTCTAGGTTACGGATATGGAGATGAAGGTCCAGGATTTGTAAATGTTACAACAAGTGGCACGACTGGATACCCACAACGAATTAGCCACACACGAGATACAATAGAACAAGTAGTTGAAGCAAATATAAAACTACTCAACTTAAATAAAAATAGTATAATTTATAGTTTGTACAGTCCACGAGGTATCGCTTGGACTGTTTTAAATTTGTATTTGGCGGCAAAATTAGATTGCACGTTATACATAGAAAGTTTTAAAGGTATAAGTTATATAGACAGAATTCATAAAACTAGACCTACACATACACTATTGTTACCTAATGCATGGAAGGCTCTACATGGACATCCTAAGTGGCAAGACTTAGACTATAGCAGTGTGGATAGGTTAATTATTGGAAGTGATTTTACTCCAGAAGGTTGCATGAATGAACTTAGACAACACAACCCAAATATTGTTTACAATGTTTACGGAAGCACGGAAGTGCCTCCTATAGTTCTTTACAGTGAAGATGAAAATACATATAGCAAAGATAGTATTCCAGAAGGTTGTAGTGTAAAACTACATAACACACAAATTTGTGCTAAGTGGAGTACACAGGACGAGTATTGGATAAGTGGTGATTGTGTAGAAGGTGATATGGATAGTTTTGTTTTAAATGGCAGAGTTCCTAATATGTTTAAGCAAGATGTATACAGGGTATATCCTGAACAACTTGAAAAAACAGCAGTAGCACTAGGTGCAGATTTAGCCTTATGTCAACAAGTGAAAAACAGATGTGTTCTGCATTATACAGGTAGTATGGATGAACGGGCAGTAGAGGAACGTTACATGGACATACCCCGATTTAGAATGAAGAAAGTCGATGAGATTAAGGTAGACGATAATCTAAGAAAAATAATCAGAACACAGAAGTTTAAGGATTAAGAATGATATACGCAATAGGTACAAGTCACACATATGGAATGTGTAGAGGTATAGAGAATGGTGTTCTTGAAAAAACATGGTGTGATGTACTACAGGAACGAGTAGGAAAACCTGTTATCAATTATGGTAGATCAGGAGTAAACAATTTACAACTTATAGAAATGGCAGAATATATTTGTAAAAATGACAAGCCTGAATTAATTATTGCAGAACTAAGATGGACAACTCATCCACTTATGTATGAGAAGCACAAACCAGAAAAAGCATCTGTAGATCTATTTGCAAAAACAAGGTATAATGGTGGTGGTGATACTGACAAGTATGGTGAACTATATAGGGAAATACATTATGGTTGGGCAAAACATGTAGAGTACATTGAAAAACGTTTTCCAGAATTTACTAGTAATTTAAGTGAACAAGAACTTCAAGATGTTAAGGGTTGGATAAAAGTCAGTTTCCTACATAACATTATGGAAGATCAGTATAAGCGTCAAGCTCTAAGTAATTTTTATCACTTACAAAGTGTATGTGATAATCATAACATACCTCTAAAAATGTTTGTTTGGACTGCAAGTAATTATGCAGATTTAAGTGAAAGCAAATTTGATATGTCTGGATTAGGTACATTTGACTTTTTTAAAGACGGAAAAACATTTATTGAACACGCTGGTGATTGGACTCAACAACATAGATGTGAATGTGAACATTTTAAATTACCAGTACATGAACACTTAGTAGACATTATTGAACAAGAAGTTTTAGATGTTTTTAAATAAATACAATATAAGCAAGGGAGAAAACCATGAGCAGTAAAGACGATACAGGTAAACTCGAGATAGCAGTTCGAATCCTTGGCAATGAATTAGTTGCACTAAAAATGACAGTAGACGACTTCAAAATGAAGTGGTTAGTATATGGAGTGTTAACAGTAGTTGTCCTAGCATGGGCAGGAGGCACATATGGTCCTGCATTATTTGATATGGTAGGTAGTGATGGGTAAGAAACGTAGTAGAGCAAAACAGGTTAGTAAGGGTATTACACACCAAAATAGGAATTCTATTTCAAAAGCAGTACGTAGGGATTATATGAAATCGCCTGAAAGATTGCAAAACCAGTTAGAGGCTCATTTAAAAGGAAAACGTGTAGTATTAACTATAGAAAATCCAAACAAAAATGAAACAAACAAACGTTTTATTAAAGTGGTTTCAACAGACCATTGGAAGAGTGGATTTAGAACAAAATGAGAGCAGACGAATTCTTAGTAGAAGCAGGACTAGAAAACAGTCAATTACGTAAGCACAGCGGAAAATATTTACAAGTGCTTCTTAATAAAATTAAGGCTGGAGATCCGTTAGAGATTGTTCCTGATAAGCAAGCAAGATTTGGCGAAAAAGTTATCGTCGATAAAAAGGCGGCCGATGAATTAATGATGGCTTACTTTGGTACTAAAGAATTTCCTGATGCAGATCAAATGGATCTAGCACCTAATGGAGATATTATTCCTAAAACAGATCCAAGTAAAGTAATACTACAAGCACAGAATGGTGATGAGATTACTATTAGTAGTCTGCAAAAAACACCTGAATATAAAAGTGGTAAAGACTTTAATGCTGGTGATATTGGTGAGGCGGCACTTGGCGCTGGTGTATATGCAGTGTTTGTAAAACGTTCACAAGGTATTACAGAAGCTGACATCTTTGATATATTTAAAAAATTAGAAGGTGGTGAACTTGTAGGTAAAAATAATCTTAAAGGTGGTGTAAGTGGTGATAGTAGTAATGATAAAGTACATTTCAAACTTGCACTTAACACAACAAGTTACAAAGCAGTAGTAGGTGCTGGTAATACAGATAAACCACATGCACAAATTTTAGGCGCAGTAAGGAGCGCCGTCGAGTTTGCAAATAACAATGCAAAAGTTAAAGAAGCACTTACAGCGATCGAAGCTGATAAAGGCGAAAATCAGGTAGTAGTGAATGCAGATGGTGTTTCAGATCAAAGCGTAAAGGCAGATCTTTTCCTTACAGTAGATGGTACAACAGTAAACCTATTAAGTCTGAAAGCGGGTGACGTCAAACAATTTGGACAAGTAAGCGGATACAACTTTGATCAACTAGAACAATTTTTTAATACTAGTTTTGGTGTTAATATTGACAATAGATTAAAGAATGAATTTGCAGATGGTGATCCTGTAACAAGTTTTGAAGCAATACATAAAGTATATAATCAGGTTGCTAAAAGTATAAACAGTGAACTATCAGGCGATAACACACAAAACGAAACACGTTTTGTTGAAAGACTATACAACGGAATTAAACACCACGCCATGAGTGGTGAAGAGGGTACAAACATGGTTATCCTAAAGACAACACCAAACGCACCTGGTTATACAGAACTACAGTTTGGTGAACCATTAAGACAGGCAATGGAAGGCATTGACCTTTACTTAAAGTATGAAGCGCCAGGGCAACGTAAACCTGCAAAGATTGAAGTATGGGGTAAAGGAGATCAAGGTGGTGACGCAATGTTCCTACGCCTACGTAGTAACTTTAAATCTGAGGGCAAGGGTTATGTACGTAATATTGTTGAAATGGGTCCATTGTTAAAAACAATAGCACAATTAGAAAAAAGAATGGTTAAGGGCGGAAAATGATTTGGGATATGATAGAACGTATGGCAAGCGATAGGCTGTGGATTTATACAGCATTAGCAGGAAGCATCTTCGGTGCTCTTTTTGTTGCCTGGGCTACTGACACACGTATTGCATTATGGGCATATGGTAAGTGGTCAGCATTACTTAACTTCTTTGTAGAGCGTTGGGGGTGGACTTGGTTTAAACAAGATCCCAATGCATGGAAAAAACTTAATCCAAACCTATCACGTAAGATTGAAGAACTAGAAAATCGTATCAAAAAACTTGAAAAATAGTCTTGACAATACTTACAGATAGTGTATAATCAACTTATTCAATTACATAGGAGTTAATTATGACAGCGTATTCTAGTGAAGATGTTGACAAGCTAAAGCGTATTATTCAAGAAGGAATTCATGTAACACAGGAAACAGACACCCTTAAAGAAGGGCTACGTGATACTGTAAAGGCTGTTGCCGAAGAACTAGGTATCAAACCTAGTGTACTTAATAAAGCAATTCGTATTGCTTATAAAGCAGAGGCAGGTAAAAACAGAGAAGAATATGAAGAACTAGAGGCAATTCTTGAATCAGTCGGACGAAACCAATAAAATATTTGTAGTATTTGCTAGTGGGCTTTGTGGTGAATTTATCATCTCAATGCTTACTGGCATGCGAGATCCAAATGAGTTTGATAGACTTACTGTAACACATGCAGGTTCATGTCATCTTAATAGACGTGATGAACCTGAGGTTGTATGTAGGAATAGAGAAAAACTTGAAAAACTTTTACAGGAAGAAGAGTATCCTACTTGGCTTGTAAAAGCACATATTAATATTGAAGATAGTGATCTTTTACTAGAACGCTATCCTAATAGTAAAGTTATTGCAATGACACAGGATCATCCTAGAGGATATCAAGGATTTTCAAACTTTCTGTGGAAAGCGGTTCTAGCAGAATGGGACAAGTATGGTTGTGATAGTTACAACAAAATGTCAGGGCAAAACATAAAACTAAAAACAGAGATTAACAAGGCTGGTGTAGATGCCTTATATAAAAAGTTTTTAGACCCTGCTCATTATCCAATACAAGCACAAGCCAAGATGGCTAGGTTTCCAGGAAGGTACTTTACTTTTCCTTTAGATGTGCTATATAATGATAGACAAGGTACAATAGCCATGTTAGAGTACATAAGTGGTGAAAAGATAAATGATAGAGCAGAAGCGTTCTATGATGAATACATGTCAAAACAACCTAAAAAACAATTTGTACTAAAGTACTGGGACATTATTAAATGAGTTACGTAGACGCATTTCTTGATAGAGATAAGGATATTATTAAAGTCGTTGAACGTGTGAACGGCAGACGTGAGTTTAGAGAGTATCCTGCAAAGTATACTTTCTATTATAAAGATCCACGTGGCAAGTATACAAGTGTATTTGGTGACAAACTTACTAGAGTACAAGTAAACACAAGTAAGAAGTTCAATACAGAGAAAAAGATACATCAGCATAAAGAACTATTTGAGAGTGATGTAAATCCTCTTTTTCGTTGTTTAGCAGACAACTATTTAGATAAAGACACGCCTGATTTAAATTTAGCATTTTTCGATATTGAGGTTGATTTCAATAAGGATAAAGGCTTTGCTCCTCCAGAAGATCCTTTTAATTCAGTGACAGCGATTAGTGTACATCTAAGTTGGATGCAGAAAACAATTTGCATTGCAATAAAGCCTGAAACATTAACAACAGAACAAGCAACGGAAATATGCGATAAGTTTGAAGATACTTTCCTTATGGAAACTGAAGAGGAACTTCTTAATACATTTTTGGATCTTGTTGAAGATGCTGATGTACTAAGTGGTTGGAATTCAGAAGGCTTTGATATTCCGTATTTGGTGAATAGAATTACTCGTGTACTAAGTAAAAGTCATACACGTAAATTTTGCCTATGGGAAAGAATGCCACGTGAACGTACCCTTGTTAAGTTTGGTAAAGAGCAACAAGCATATGAGCTTACAGGGCGTGTACATTTAGATTACTTGGAACTATATCGTAAGTTTACATATCATGAAATGCATTCATACAGTTTGGATGCTATTGGTGAATATGAATTACAAGAACGTAAAGTTGCATATGATGGTACATTAGATCAACTATACAACAACGACTTTGAAACATTTATTTCGTATTCAAGACAAGATGTTGACTTGCTTGTACGTATGGATAAGAAACTACAGTTTATTGATTTAGCAAATGTATTGAGCCATGCAAACACAGTACCGATAATTAGTGCATTGGGTGCGGTTGCACAAACAGATATGGCTATTATCAACTTTTCCCATGCACGTGGTTATATTGTTCCTGATAAAAACAGAGGTGAAAAGCCGTTACCAGCCGCAGGCGCATACGTTGCAACACCTAAAAAAGGTATGCATAAGTGGGTTGGTTCAGTTGACTTGAACAGTCTATATCCTAGTATTTTACGTGCCTGTAACATGAGTCCAGAAACTATTGTTGGGCAAGTACGTCATAGTCTTACTGGCCCTATGATTGAATCCTTTAACAATGGTCGTGATGGATTTGTTGCGAGAGCATGGGAAGGCAAGTTTGCAACTGAAGAATATGAACTTGTAATGGCTAAGGATGCTGATCAACTGTTATGGGTTGACTTTGAAAATGGTGATTCAATAGAAGCAACTGGTAAAGAGATATATGATCTTATTTTTAACAATGGTGAAACATGGCTTATTACTGCTAATGCAACTATATTCCGTTATGATAACCAGGGTATTATTCCAGGACTATTGGAACAATGGTATGCAGAACGTAAAGAGTTACAAGCGAAAGCACGTGAAGCTCGTGAAAAAGGTGGGCATGAATTTGAATATTGGGATAAGCGACAGTTAGTTAAAAAAATTAATCTAAACAGTTTGTATGGTGCTTTACTTAATCCTGGCAGTAGGTTCTTTGATGAGCGTTTAGGGCAAAGCACAACACTAACAGGGCGTTGTATTGCAAAGCATATGGCTAGTGAACTTAACAGGGTTATGGATGGTGAGTATGATCACACAGGTAGATCCATTGTTTATGGTGATACAGATTCTACATACTTCAGTGCATACCCTGTACTAAAAGATCAGATTGATAAAGGTGAGATTGCGTGGGATAAAGATACAATTATTGAATATTATGATGCAGTGGCAGAAGAAGTAAACAAAACGTTTCCAGACTATATGCATAATAGTTTTCATACAACACACAACCTAGGTAAGATTATTGCCGCAGGTAAAGAAGTAGTTGGTGAAGCAGGTATATTCATTACAAAGAAACGTTATGCGATTCTTGTGTACGACAATGAAGGTAAACGTGAGGATAAAGACGGCAAACCAGGTAAAATTAAGGCTATGGGTCTTGACTTAAAACGTAGTGATACTCCTGATTATATGCAAACCTTCTTAGAAGAACTGTTGATGATGGTGCTTACAGGTGGTGAAGAGAAGTCTGTAATTGATAGAATTATTGAATTCCGTAAAGAGTTTAGAGAGAAACCTAGTTGGCATAAAGGCACACCCAAACGTGTTAACAACCTTACAAGACATACAGCCGTATATGAAAAGACAGGCAAGTGTAGTATAGGGCATGTATCAGCGGCTATTAACTGGAATAAGTTACGTAAAATGAATAGTGATGCATACAGTATGGAAATTACTGATGGTATGAAAACTATTGTTTGTAAACTAAAAGATAATCCACTTCAATTAAAAAGTGTAGGTTATCCTACAGACGAAGGGCGTATTCCTGAATGGTTCAAGGATCTTCCGTTTGATGATGATGCAATGGAAAATGCAATCATTAGTAAAAAAGTAGACAACTTGTTAGGCGAGCTTGGTTGGGATTTAGATTCTGCACAAGCAAAGACAACGTTTAATGATTTATTTGAGTTCTAGGTAAATATTATTATGGAACAAGGTAATTGGGCAAAATGTAAAGAGGAATCAAACTATCACTTTGATCCTTTTTCACATACATCACAAGCAGATAGAATGCGTTATGTTGGCAGATTTGAGGGCGACTGGTCTGAAGAACTTGCTAAAGCAGTAGAGAACGCAAAAGCAATCACATGGCGTAGTAGAGATCCTAAAGACAATCCACGTGGTGGTGTAGGTATTGATAGAACTGAAGCTGATATTGTAAATGCAGGTGGCAAAGCAGATACTGAAATTACAAGTTTAGAAGATGATGTTCATTTATATCCAAGTTTTCAAGCAATGACAGATGCTTTACATCTAGTAGATGGTAAGGATCGTCCCTTACAAACTCGTGTACATGTACAAGTACCAGGGCAAACCTGGACAGCCCATGTTGATAGACTACAGAAATGGAGTGAAGAGGAACCATTGTCTAATATATTTAGATTTATGATATTCCTACACGATTACGAGTTTGGACACTTTGTACAGTATGGTAATGAAATACTTACAAAGTATAGAGCAGGCGAAATTTATACATGGGATCATGTAAACGTACCACATTGTACGGCTAACGCAGGTGTTACACCACGTAGTACAATGGTAATTACAGGCATTGGTACACCTGAAACTCATGCAATGTTTAGTCAATCTGATTTAGTAATAAAAATCTAAAAAAAAGGTTGACAATCAATAGTTTATATCATATATTGTTATTAATAAGGCGACGGTCTTGTTAGAGTAGTGCAAGGAAGAGACATTTACCAGAGTGTCGAACTTGGCTAGTTAGGGGTGGTACCCAGGTATGGTTGCAGAAATGCGTTGTATCACATTGCTCTCCCGAGCGGAACTAGGCTCCCTGGCTTTGAGAATGGTATCTCGGTCGAGGGGTTGGAGGTGAACCCAAAGTCCTCCCTACTCATTATAAAAAAAGGCACCTATAAAAGGTGCCTTCTTCTTTGCGATTGCTACGAACTTTGCAGTCGACTACGATAAAATAGTATACGCTCGAGTCTAGCAATTCTTCTTAGTTGGCTAAAACGAGCGAGTACCCAATGTTGTGAAGTCATTGTACCCTCCTCTTTCTTAACCAGCTTTTAACCCATGCTGAATGGGCCACTTTTAAACCATGTGAATGGTATACGTATTTATCAACAAAAAGGTTGACAAGTAAGATATCTTATGTTACAGTAAGATATAATAAAAATTTAGGAGTAGTTAATGCAAAATATAAGTTCACTAAAAGAGTTGTTTAAAAGAGATACTAAGGGTAAAGTTAGAACCTGGACTATTCAAGTAGGTTGGGATTCAGATAATATTGCTGGTATTAGAACTATTAGTGGCTTAGTAGATGGCAAGAAAATTACTTCAGAATGGAATTACACAGAAGCAAAAAATGTAGGCAAGGTTAATGCTACTACTGCCAAAACACAGGCAGATGCTGAAGCACAAGCACAATGGACTAAAAATGTAGAGAAAGACTTTTTTGAGGACATCTCAAAGATTGATACATTTACTGCATTCAAGCCTATGTTAGCACATGATTTTACAAAGACACCTGTTACTTCAGGTTATACACAACCTAAACTAGATGGTATTAGATGTATTGCTAGTAACAAAGGTTTGTTCAGTAGACAGTTTAAAGAGATTGTTGCAGTTCCTCACATTGCAGAGGCACTTGTAGATTTTTGTGAGAAGTTTCCAGGTATTACACTTGACGGAGAACTTTACAATCACGAACTAAAGTCAGACTTTCAAAAGATTACAAGTCTAGTTAGAAAAACTAAAAACTTAGGTGAGGCTGAACTTGCTGAATCTAAACAAATGGTACAGTATCATGTGTATGACTGTTTTGATGCAAACAATCCTACAGAAAAATTTATAGAAAGATACAAGTTTCTTAAGATGTTTTTACCCGTTGGTGTTAGTATTGTACTTGTTGACACTCATTGGGCAGGCAACAGTGAAGAAATTGATGAACTGTATGGACAGTATACTTCAGAAGGTTATGAAGGCCAGATGGTTAGACAGGATACTGCTTATCAGCCTAAAAGAACTAAGGACTTGCTAAAGAGAAAAGAGTTCATTACTGAAGAATACAAGGTTGTAGAGGTACATGAAGGGCAAGGTAATTGGGCAGGATATGCCAAAAGACTTACTTTGCAAATGGAAGATGGAAGAACATTTAGTTCAGGTATTAGGGGTTCGCAAGCACAACTAAAGGCATTGTTAGACAATCCAAATATTGATTGGGCTACTTGCAGATACTTTGAACTAAGCAATGACGGGGTTCCTAGATTTCCAGTAACAATAGATTATGGACAAGGTATTAGAAACGATTAACAAGGAGTAATATATGAAATTGAATAATGTAAATGTAATTGATGTAGAAGTTGATAATGTTGATATGAAGGATTATCCAGACTTTTGTGATGCTTATATAAGTGAAGCAAAGTTTACTAATGGTAAATCTTTAGATGATAATCAATTAGCAGAACTACAAGAACAAAATATTGATGAGTTCAGTGAACTAGTTTTAGATGAATTTTTAAGCATTGCTGATAGGCATTACTAATGGCAATTAATGATCCTAAAATTAAAAAAGATACAAGACGTGATGCTTGGGATAGAGATTATATGGGTTCACATTATGTTAAACCTGAGCCACCAACAACTAAGAAAATATCAAATGCGGCACCAGTCTTTGTGTTCGCATTTTTTTATGTGGCAATTTTAGTAATGATAGGTAGTGTAAAATGATAGAATTTATAACATTTTTAATTGTAGGAAATTACATTTTAAGTGTTTTTTCTGGTTGACAAGTAAGGCATCTTACTGTATAGTATAAGAGTAAGTTAAAAAAAGAGGTAACAAGATGAGAACAATAGCCGCACTAGTTTATTTAGGTTGGTATTTTGTAAAATGGTTTGTAATTACAAGTGTTGTTTTATGGGGTATTATTTTTGCACTAGGTGCTAGTTTAGCTGAAGCAAGTGAAAATCCGCCAGTAAAAATGAGTAAGAGCGAGATTTGTCATGCAGTTGATAGTTCTTATTATAATCGTACAAAGAACTTTGTTGCCTATGAAACATTAGACGATTGCCTAGAAGCAGGTGGACGTCTTCCTAAAAACTATAAAAAGAAGGAGGCTTAATATGGGAATGTCAAGTTACATTATGGATATTGAAGAAAACTTCTGGGACATTGTCACAGAGTTTATTAAAGAAGCAGAACATTGGGAAGAAGCAAGTGAAAAGGCTGTAATACTTGCTAAGAACATGGCTCCCTTTCTAGACGTTACAGATGTTGAGGAAGGTGTTAGTGAAATGTGGAACGAATATTGGAGTGCCTATGTCTAAGATTGGCATTGATATCCAACAAAAGGTTGGTATAAAAAGAGAGCTATTCAAACACGATGGTGTTACCTATGATATTACATGGGAAGATGGCAACGACTTAATTAGGCATGGTGGTCCTTGGGATAGAGGCGGTGCTGATAGTTACTATAGGCGTGGGGCAAATCCTCACTACTATATGGGTGGTACTGGTAACTCACAAATGGTAGAAGAAAACCATATGAGTCCAAAAGAGATTATGGAATATTATGCAGGTTTTGAATATAATGAACTTGCTGGTGATTTCAAAGAATGGTAAAAAAAGGTTGACAGGTAAGATATCTTACTGTATTATAGTGGTATAGTTAATTAAAAGGAGAACACGATGTATTCCACAGAACTTGAAAATGCACTGAACGCAATGCGCCAACTCAATAATGCAACTGACATGTCAGTACTTGCGTCAGAATTTAACCGCCACATGAATTACATTGGTAAGCAGAAGTCGGTTGGCATTAAAAAGGGTGATACTATTACCTGGGAATATGGCGGCATCCAGAAGCAGGGTGTAATTATTAAAGTCAATCGTAAGACTGTGGAAGTTTCACAGGCTAATGCAGGCATGTTTGGTGCTACTCGCACACGTATTGACAAGTCAATGATTGTATAGGAGGTATTTTTGGCAAAAAAACATGACATTAATATGATTGCTCAATGGGCAAGAGAAAATGGAATACGAGGTTATGAACATCTCGATCCAAAAGAAAGACAAAAACATCAGTACAACACTGCAAAACGTGTTGCTGAAAAAAAGCAGAGGCAAAAGAGATATGAATCTAATTGATCTTTATGCAAATCCTCCAGTTCGTTTGAGCTTTGGAGAAGCATACGAACTAAGCATCATTGACACTGGTTATGGTGCTGGTTCTAGTACGCCATATGAGATCATGGCATTTAAAAACGGTACTGGTTGTGAACTTCCTGGTATTACTGTTGAAGGAGATACTGTTAAAGGGTTTCTTAGTAAAGAGGAAGTTGACGGAATTATTCTTAAAATGATGAGTATTTCTGGTGCAGAACCGGTAAATAATAGTGCAGAGGGGGAAATAAATGACTAGAATCGTTAATTTTATTAGCGGTGCTATGACTGCCTTTATAGGCATATTCGCCGCTACAGTTATTTTTTATTCAACCGTTCCACTACCACAGGCTGTAAAAGCAGATACTACAGGTGTACATCCTGATTTTCGTGTGGTAACCCAAGACGATTATATCTATGAAGTAGATAGTTGGTTTACACAGGTGAGTCAGGACGAGATACATTGTTTAGTACAAAATGCATACCACGAAGCACGATCAGATGGATATGCAGGAATGTATGCAGTTACTATGGTAGTTATGAATCGTGTACACGATCCAAGATATCCTAATACAATTTGTGCAGTAGTATATCAAGGCCCAGTCCGCGAAAGTTGGAAAACTAAAAAGGTTGAGTCTATGGCAGAAGAGGATAGAATTTACTATCCTATTAGGCATAGGTGTCAATTTAGTTGGTACTGTGACGGCAGAGCAGATGATATGCGAGACGAAGATGCATTTTACCTTGCACAGGAAATTGCACATCTTGTAATTAGAGCATACATGGGTGAGTATCCACTTGCTGATATTACTGAAGGCAGTACACACTATCATACAAATTACGTTAGCCCTAAATGGAAAAACGACAGAGGTATGGCTAAAATAACTAGAGTTGGAGTACACTATTTTTATAGGTGGGAAATACTTTAGTGATTAAAACATTTGACTCTGAAAATTTTAGAGACAATGCTACAACCGGGAGAGGTGCTTTCGGTTGTAGTTTTACCTATGGCACTGGTGTAGAATCTTATGAAGCATGGCCTAAACTTGTAGGTGCAAACAATTATGGATTACCAGGAAGTTCTAATGATAAAATTTGCAGACTTGCAATAGAATATATACGTCTTGCAAAACCAGACACTATATTTGTAATGTGGACATTTCCAAATAGACGTGAATGGATTGATGAAGATGGGAATGTTCTTCGTTTTAAAGCAGATGATGTAAATTATAAATGGGAAGAGGCTCACATAGAATTACATAACACACATTGGGATAATTACAATTATAGCAAAAATAAATTATTGCTTGAATCTTTTTGTGTAAATACAGATGTTAGACTATTTCAACTTAACGTCTTAGATATTGATCACAGTTTAATGAATAGTTATGGGAGTGATAATTCACACCCAGGAAAAGAATGGCATATATATGTATCAGAGAACTTTACTAAACAAATGGTGGCTCGCCCATAAGCGATATGCTGGAGAAGTTTGGAAAGTAAAGTGTGATACTACAATACTAGATTCCCCAGAAAATTATATAGATAAAACATTCGAACAGTTTAAAAAACTTCCATTGGAAGATGTCATGGCTTTTTCAGAAGCTGAAGTTACTGACAATAATATGGAGAATCGTGAGGTTCTAGAAGATGCTAGTAAGATACATTACCTAAGACATTGTATACGTAATGATGGATTAAACTTTGCTCCACAATTACTGCACGAACCATGGAAAGATAGGTATAGAGTACACCCTGGTAGTGGTAGATTCGCCGCCTTATGGTTAGAAGGGTATAGAGAGTTTGATGCAATATATATTCATTTCGTTGAAAACAATTTTGTTTCTCCAGCACGAGCAACGGAATTAAAAACACAAGCTGAATTTATACAAGCAATAAAATTAAATAATATAGAACCTTACTATGAAACCTACTTTGCATTTCCCAAAGTAGCAAAGGATTGTAGAAATACGCTAAATATGGATAGAGAGTGGCAATGGCACCATACACCAACATATATACCTTGGAAGTTTATACGTTGGAGTGAAGGACCAGAGTTTCTAAACTATAAAAGAAACTGGCGCTCTTATGGTATTGACTTATGGAGAACATTAAATGGCATATAAAATAACAAAGAAAATTACACCTAATCCTGTACCTGACAGTGCTTATGCAGATGTAGCCGCCTGGAAAGCCGCTAACGGTCCTTACCATGGATCACAAGCACCAGCAATTCAAGCTCAGGAATGGACTTTGGATAGTGATGGTAAGAGCATGATTATTGCACTTACTTACGAAGATAAAGATACATGTGATAGACATCAATTGACAGAACCAGAAGATTATGGTGATGCATACGATACTGCCACTGTAAGCGAAGGCGAAGTATAAACACTTGACAATTTCTTAACATCGTATTACAATGTATACATGTTAGAAGTATTATTTTGGGTTTGCATAGTATTATGGTTCTCGCTCTTTCCTCAGAGCTTCCTTAGAACTATACTATGCATTCTTCAACTTATAGGGTTATCCTTTGGTTTGTTTTTACTATACTATGGGATAACACATGCATAGTGGCCTACACACATCAACCCACTTAAAATATTCTGCCGTGTTTAATCAAGGAGAAATTAATGGCTTATTATAGCACAAAAACTTATAATCATAGTATTGGACTAAGTGCGGTTTTTAGACAACCACACGCAGATCATTCACACTGTAAATACTTACATGGTTACAGTTTAGCATTCAAGTTTACATTTGGTTGTAAAGAACTTGATAACAAAAACTGGGCAGTAGACTTTGGTGGATTAAAGCCACTTAAACAATGGCTTGAAGATACATTTGATCACAAGACAGTGATTGATGTAAATGATCCTCATCTAAACGACTTTAGAATTTTAGAAGCAAAACATCTATGTCAAGTTGTTGTACTAGATGGCGTGGGTGCAGAGAAGTTTGCAGAACATGCCTGGCGATTTGCAGACGAATTGATTAGAGAAATGACAGATGATCGTTGTTGGTGTGAATCTGCTGAATGTTCTGAGCATGGAGCAAATAGTGCAATCTACACACCGTTTACTTGGCAGAAGACAACATTTGCAGATGCATAACGAACCATTTATCCTAGTAATAGGTACAAGTCATTCATCAGGCAGTTGTGCAGACAGGGATTGGAAAACAGCGGGTATTAAAAATACACCGCTGTTAGAATATTCTGATAGATGGCCCAGCAAGATGGAAGCTGACCTTGAAACAAAGGTAATAAATCTATCACAACCTGGTGTAATTAATTCAAGAATGCTTGCAATACTTGCAGATGCCTTTGACAGAGGTTTGGATAACTGTAAGGCAATTATAATGGAAGTAAGACTTGGAACTGGTGGTAGTGCAGTTGCTTATAGTGGCTTTCAATACTATGAAAACTTTCCTAACAAATGGAAGAATAAATTAATAAGAGATATAGAAGCAACAGTAGAATATGGTTTAGGTGATTGGGCTTACAATAGATTCTTTAGCACATATGCAGGTGGTAAAGTACACAAGCCTGGATATAGTAGAAAATTACTAGGTGCGGCATTTCCATATGAGATAGTTCCTGATAGGGCTGTTGAAGATATGGATCATTATATAGAGCAAAGATCAAACTTTTATCATAGGACAGATCATCCAACATGGGATGATTTTTTTGATATAAGAAATATGCAAAAAATGTGTGAGCTTGCAAATATTCCTTTTAAATGGTTTCACTGGTCAAAGAAAACCACAGTATCAGTAATGGAGGAATATTTGTTTACAGAATATCCTAATGTAGGGCAAGGGAATATGTTGCTAAAGGATGATTCAGTTCAAGGACAAGTTGCAGGATTATGGAACTATATGAGAGATTTAGGATATCCTACTGACGATTCAACTATACAATGTAGTTGCAGACATATGAACGAAATTGGTACGGAGATTGTATACCAAGAATTATTAAAACCGAGGATTAATCAATGGTTGAAGAACAAATTATAGAAAACTTACGTGAAGTATACGATCCTGAAATAAGTGTCAATGTATATGATCTTGGATTGATTTATGAGATAAATGTTAATGAGTCACATGTAGATATAGTAATGACATTAACTAGTGCCTTCTGTCCAGCGGCAGATGAAATTATAGCAGACGTACATGATGCATGTTGCCTTGCAGAAGGAATAGAAACATGTAATGTTGATGTAACGTTTGATCCACCTTTTGGCCCTGACAAAATGAGTGAGGATGTCAAAATGATGTTAGGAGTTTGGGATTGACATTTATAGTAAATGATGCATGTATTAAATGTAAGTATACAGATTGTGTGGAAGTCTGTCCCGTAGATTGTTTCTACGAAGGTGACAACATGCTTGTTATCAATCCAGATGAATGTATTGATTGCGGAGTGTGTGAGCCTGAATGTCCAGCAGGTGCCATTTTGCCAGATACAAATCTTGGTGGCTGTGATGTTGATTGGGTTGAAATAAACAGGAAATATTCTCAAGACATGAACTGGCCTAATATTACAGAAATGAAAGAACCCATGCCAGATGCAGATAGTTTTAATCCAAAAGAAGGATATACAGGACCAAGTAAACTAGATCAGTTAAGTGAAGAACCAGGAGAAGGCGATTGAAAATAATTATAGCATTAGATAGTATAGACGCAGAAAAGAATATTGATATTGCAACAAGTCTTAAAGGCATGGTTGATGGATTTAAAATTAATCACCTGATGTGGGAAAATACAAAATTACTTAAAACATTAGCAGATGAATTGTTTATTGATTGTAAATTATGGGACACACCAAATACAGTTGAACAAGTTCTAAGACGAATAAAATGTAAAGGTGCTACAATGACAACAGTATCAACCTTTAACAATAGAGCAGTATTTGAGGCTTGTCAAAAATATGCAGATGATATGAAAATATTAGGAGTTACATATCTCACAAGTTGGGATAGTATGGAACTTCTTAATATTACAAATCAAAATGCAAAAGTTACATGGCGTAGTGCTATAGATAGTATAAGCGACTTTGGCTTTTCAGGAGTAATATGTAGCCCTAAAGATTTAGATACAGTAAAACCACTAGCACCAAATATGTTAAAAGTTTGTCCTGGCATAGGTAATAATCCTGGGCAGACACGTACAGTGACGGCAAAAGAAGCGTTAAATATGGGTGCAGACTACATTGTAGTAGGCAGAACAGTAACTAATGCAGAAAATCCTGCAAGTGCAGTAGAAGAAATGAAAGAAAGTTTACTTTTATGAAACTTTATAATTTAGATCAAATAAAACAATTACAAACTGAAGGCAAGTTTATTACACATGAATGGCCACTTCTTAATGAAAAGTATTCTGATAGATGGGACAAAGCTCAAGAAGCAGTTGAAGTTTTAACTAATCCAATGCTAATGATTGAAAGTCATAAGAAGCAAGAAGGTAGAGATGAAACAGAGTGCAGAATAAAAGTAAGAAAGAATCATGCTAGAAATTATGAGGAAAGTTACGAGTCTGATACTTGGAGTTGGCTAACTGATATCTTTCATCATACACAAGGTGATGATTCATGTATTGCAATTAGAAAGAAGTTATACATAATTGGTGGCACATCAAAAATGATTGACCAATACGGAATAGATATTCCTGTGCTGAATTATTGGGTAGACTTTTGGAAAGACATGGAACCTATTGTTGAACACTACGGAAGAACAGTATTTCCAGATGTAAACAGATTCATACATAGACTTTGCATTATTGAATATAGTTATCCTACTGCAACTCCTGAAAACTATATAGAACAAAGAAAATTTAACACAGTTAGTTTTGGTGATGAACATTGTGATGAGCAATTAGCAGGTTGGCATATAGGTGAAAACTATATGGAATATCAGGCACAAAACAAACAAACAGGTGAATATGAATACATACCTAATCTAGATAAGACTAACACAATTTATATGTTTGGTGAGTTTGCTAAAAAGTATGGTTTTGATCCTACATATCATAGAATGATTCATAATCCAGATCCTACTGTAGGCACAAGATACTCACTTATATGTAATACACTAATGGATCCAAAATGGCAGTAAAAGTATTTTTTATAGCAAAAATAAAAGACTTCAATGATGAATATAAAGACTATGTGCAACGTGTAAGAGAACTTGGCGAAGCACACCCTGGATTTATAAGTCTTGAAAATGAAGAGATAGGTGATATTGAAATAACAATTACAACATGGCGTAGTAAAGAAGATGTAGCAGATTGGGCGAAGGATCCTGTACATGTAAGTGCTAAACGTAAATGGCGTAATTGGTATCATTGGGTAAAAGGAATACATGTAGAATGTACACTGGACAAATAGCAATATGTGTGTCTGGAGAGACACGTGATTTTAACGACAACAAAACCCATTGGCTATCAGATGTTGAACGTATATTTGGTAGAAATAACGTGGACTTTTATGGACATACCTGGAGCCATTGTGAAGCTCCTGAAGTAAACTACTTTAAAAAAATTGAACAGACAGATCAAGTTGTAATAGATCACTGGGCAGATAGAGATCCTGATCGTAGACTTTTCAAGCACGATATTCCACCACATCTTCAACCACAAGCAACAAGAGCCGCCTTTGGTCAGTTGTGGAGTAATAAACTTTGTATGGACTTAGTACCTGTAGAAGCATACGACCTTGTTATTCGCTATCGTTGGGATATAGGTTTATTTGAAGGTCATGCTAAAAGGTTTCCAAATAACTTTTTAAATGCAATTAATTTACTTCAAGATATTAATACACAACAAATGCATCATGATAAAAGGCCTTGTGAGCATTCATTAGATGATTTGGAAGCTGGAAACATAGTTACAGATATTAAAGAAGATTATCCATTTTGTGTGGCTACTATGCCATTTTCATTTGATTATTTAGAAGATCAATGTATATGGTTTGATAGACATGCACATAAAAGAATAGTACAAAGGCGTATTGAAACAGATTTGGTGTTACTAATACAAAAAGATGGCAAGCCAAGTAGTCATCAGTTATGGAAAATGTATATAGATGAATTAGGAATAAACCCATTTATAAAGTTACCACTTACGTGGAGTAGAATGTTTTGGGAAAGTGATATGAGTAAAGAGTTTGCTAAGGTATGGAGCATATGAAAGTTTGCGTCATATATAGTGGGCAGACAAGAAGTTACAATAACAATCATGAGTTGTGGCATAGCCATAAAAGAATGGCTGATGAACTTCAAACACGTTATAACATTGAAGTTGATTTCGTTGGTCATACTTGGGAAGATCAACCAATACCCTGGAACATAAGTGACTTTATACAATTCAAACAGGATAATCAAGACTGTATTGATATGTGGGCAAAAGATGACTTCTTTAAACGTGCATGGTGGGCTCCAGGCAGTGATACATTTCAGGACTTTGTTATAGATTGTATTGACCAACGTAAGGGTAATGAACTGTTAGACAAAATAATACATAACACCAGGCAAGCATATGGACAAATTTTTAGTTTCTTTAAATGTATAGATGAACTAGATAACACTTATGATGCATATTTTAAAACTCGTTGGGATATAATGATTGATAAAACACTTGGACTATGCGAATTCTTTCCATATGCTATTGAAGAAAAGGATCCACTTGTTTTGTTTTCTGGAAATGCTTACATAAACCCACAACACCCTAAAGACAGAATGCATAATACTGCTACAACCAAAACTTTTGTGGGCGATACAAACTTTGTTATTAATAAGAAAGCAATGAATGCATACAAGGATACCAATTGGCTTGATTACTTACATTGGAATATTGTAAATTCAAGATATGATGATCCTAAACCAAGTAGTCACACATTATGGACAATGATGCACCCTGATACTATAACAGGAAGGTTCGTATTAAAAGGTGATTGTTTTAGTATAACTAGAACACCAGATGATGTAAATCGAAAAAAGGAAATAAACAAATGGGCTATTTAGAATTAAAAGAATATATTAGAACAGTGCCGGACTATCCGGTAGAGGGCGTTAATTTTTACGACCTGAACAGTTTATTTGCAAGTGATATTTGGTCACAAGTTGTTGAAGAGCTTGTTGAGAAAATGGAACATCTTCACTTTACACATATTGTAGGTGTTGAAAGTCGTGGCTTTGTAGTAGCACAGGCTATTGCAAGTGAACTTAGAAAACCTATGGTTATGGTACGTAAAAAGGGTGCTAAATACCCAGGTAAGTTACTAGAAGAGTCTTACGAATTAGAATACGGCACTGATACTCTTACACTTCAGGAGGGTATACTAGGACACACAAGTAGAGTTCTAATTGCAGATGATCTTATTGCTACTGGCGGTAGTATGTTGGCAACAAAAAGATTATGTGAACAGACAGGTGCCCGTGTAATTGCAACAGCAACAATCGTAAATCTTCGTTATTTAAATGCAGAAGGTTTAAGTGATATGGAAATTTACAGTTCAATGGGGGTAGATAAATGATAACAGTAACAGAAGATGCAGGTAAACATCTAAAAAATATTCAAGAAGATCAGAACAAATACATCTGCTTGGGTGTAAAAGGTGGTGGCTGTGCTGGCTTTAGTTATGATTGGCAACTTTCAGACGACAAACCAGAAGATTCAGAAACAATAGATTTAAAAAATGGTACAAACTTATATGTTGACAATATGAGCTTAATGTATTTGTTTGGTTGTACTGTGGATCTTAAAAAAGATGTCTTTGGAACAGTACTTGAAGTACAGACTCCAGCCGCACAGAGTTCATGTGGTTGTGGAGAATCAATAAACTTTGATATGGACATGATTGAACAAAACGCAACAAAGTTCAATATACCAAGCTAATGAAATTCGATTGGGAAAAGACAAAAGAATATCTAATCTATAGAGAGCAAGTACGTGGCAAGTGGGAAGACTACGTTCGTTGGGGTATTGCCATCTCCGTAGTAATTTATGGACTATATAGCAAAGAATATGAGTATGCTTTTGCTATTGCCCTTGTAATTTGGTTATTACCTGTAATAATCTTGCCGTGGATTAGTGGAAAACTTTATGGTGCAAAATGGTACCTAAGAATGAAGGAACGAAATGAAAACCGTATGGCGGGCTTACCTAAATATATTAGATGGCCAATCCAAGGGGCAGTTATATTGCTTCTATGTTATATGATGAATGGCTTTAAGTTTTGGCCCATAGGATGATTTTTATATCAGCACCTTTTGGAAATTACTTACACTATAAAAATACTCTTAGTGTACATGGTACATTTACTGTGTCACCACGTCCTGGCAGACTAAAAGCAATAATCAAAACATTAAGATATACTAAACAGGGTTGGAGAAACAAATTAGGTTTGCGTAATCCTGGATTACATGCTGGCATGTTCAAAACAAGTTATGATAATGTACTTAGTGTGGCGGCTATAGAACCTGCAGACTGGACAAAGATACAGATGTCTATAGGAGTAGAGCGTAACATAGAACTAAACGTAAGTTGCCCTAATTTAGATTCACATGACGATACAACTACGTGGGAAAACTTTGAAAAGTTTCCAAATAAAATGCGAGGCAAGTATTGTATTGTAAAGATTCCACCAAACAGTAGTGAAACATTAATTGATAAACTTGTAGACATGGGCTACACACAAATTCATGCAAGTAATACATTACCAACAGATAAAGGTGGATTAAGTGGCAAAATACTACAGCCCTATACTATGAAACTTGTAAAATATATCAAGAATAAATATCCGGAAGTAGAAGTAATTGCCGGAGGTGGAATTACAACACCAAAAGATGCAAAAAATTATTATGACGAAGGCGCAGATCACATAAGCCTCGGATCAGTTTGCTTTACGCCGTGGAAGATTAGGAAAATTATAAATGAAAGTGGCGGTAATAGGTTGCAGTCATAGCGATACCACATACATTAGAAATAATTGGGTTGAACAACTCGCGAACAAATACAAACATCATACCTTTCATAATTATAGTGTAGTTGGATCAGGCCAATTAGACATTGATTGTGTTCTAAAGCATTTCGTAAAGTTTAATCTGCAATACGATAAAGTAATTGTTCAGTTCAGTGGTAATAATAGATGGATAATTCCTAGTGTGGGTAAGAGTAAAGGTTTTGATGATGCGTTTATTAATATCAAACTTACAGACAATCTTACATGCTATAGATTAAACATTCCACGTAGTAGATCTTCACGTATATACACAAGAGAAGAACTAAAAGGTGTTGCAAAAGGTTTTTGGAGTGATGGTAGAGTGAGACCTGAATCAGATGAATGGGTAGAAGACGAATCAAGTTACAGTGTTGGCTTTGCACATTACTACAGTGATCTATTACGTGAAACTATTACTAAAATATATCCATATAATTTTATTTACTGGACATTTAGACCATCACATACAAATAACATTGGACAAGAGCTTTGTGCTCACGATTGGTTTGAGAAAGAACACCCAGTTTCGTATGTAGAAACATATACAGATGATACATTACATCTTAATCCTTTAGGCAATACAATTTTGCTTGAACATTACTTGAAAATTAAATTATGAAAAACGTAGCAGTACTAGGTTGTAGCCATAGCAGTGAACGAACACATGATAGAATGTGGCCTGTACAACTAGCTGAACGTTATCCAAATCTAAACATCATAAACTACAGTATGCCAGGGCATGGACATTATTATATGGACATAATTCTTAAGCATTTAATGTATGAAAGTGAAGAACAGATAGACTGGATAATAGTACAGTTTACAGGTTTCCATAGGCATCATATTCCTATATTATGTAGTAAA